AAGCAATAGAGAGTGGTGATTGGTTCGGCTATCAACCTGGTGATTGTTCTGGACCAACAGAAGAAGAACTTGCTGCAATCAAAGCAGAGGAAGAACGTATTGCAGAAGAACAGCGTATCGCAGAAGAGAAGCGTATAGAGGAAGAACGTTTAGCTGAAGAGGAACGTCTTGCAGAAGAGAAGCGTTTAGAAGAAGAGCGTATTGCTGCAGAACTAAAAGAACAAGAAGAAGCTGAAGCAAAAGCTGAATTAGAAAAATTAGATGTTAAATTATCTGAAGAGGAAGTAGAAGAGTTTGTAGAAATAGTTAAAGAAATAGAAGAGTTTGTAGAAACAATAATTGTTGAAGAAGAAGTTATTGAAATACCAGAAGAAATAGTTATTATTATAGAAGAGGAGGATATTGATGACAAAGTACAACAAGAGTTATTGGACAACAAAGAAGAAAAAGAAGAACTTGCACAAGAACCTAACGAAAAAAGCACATTAGAAGATGAAGAAGTTATCGAAGTTATTAAAGAAATTATTGATCTCGGAGTGGAAAGTATTGAACTGGATAGCGAAGAAATACTTGAAGTTGTAGATACATACATAGAAGAATCTATAGAGCAAGCAGATACATTAACAGAAGAACAAACAAAACAAGTAGCAGAAGTATTAGGATTAGAAGATACTAATGACGTACAAATTATTGCAGAAGCAGTTAAAGAAGATGAAGCTGTTGCACAAGCAGTAGATGAATTTGTTGAGAGAGCAGTAGAAAACAAAGACGTTGAAGATTATACGCTTGCTGATGTAGTTGTAGAAGTGCAAGTAGAAGAATTTTTAGCAGATCCATTGGGATCTTTTACAGATATACAAATAGATGAAATAGATCTAGCTGCTATTGGTAATGATATGACTGATGATCAAAAAGAAAAAGCACAAGAAGTTGTAGTTCCAGTAATCATAGCTTCGCAAATTGTAGCTAGTGTCCAAGTAGTACCAGTTAGAATAAGACGTAGAGTATGAAGTATATAAAAAAATTTATTAATTGGGTAAAAGAAATACTTAAAGAGACAATAGCGCAAACGTTTACACTCTTAGGTTTTTTTATAGCATGGCTTACATTGACTGGCACAGCTAAAGACATTGTTGGTATTGCTATAATAATAAGTACAATCTTATGGCTATTGACTATAGGATTACGTAAAGATAGTGATGACAAACCATCACAGAAAGCGAGTAGATAATGGCTTACGGATACGGTATGAAAAAACCAAAAAAGAAAAAGAAATCCAAACGTAAAAAGAAGTAATTATGGGTATGGGAGTAAAGCATTACCTAAAATCAGGTAAAGTTTACAAAGGTAAATATCATAAAATGCCTAACGGTCAATTACACAGTGGTGCAAGTCATAGCAAAACATCTAAAAGACTATATCACTATGGTGAATTGTCTAAAAAAGCAAAAGTAACAGCAAAAAAAAGTTGGAAAAAATGACTATTACTTACAGAGGAGAAAAGTTTTCTGGTTACAATAAACCTAAGAGAACGCCTGGACATAAGACTAAGTCACACGCAGTGCTTGCAAAATCTGGTGATCAAGTCAAGTTAATTCGCTTTGGACAAAAGGGAGTTAGCGGTGCAGGTAAAAAACAAGACGCAAAATCTAAAGCAAGACGTAAGTCCTTTAAGGCAAGACATGCTAAGAATATAGCAAAAGGTAAAATGTCAGCAGCTTATTGGGCTAACAAAACAAAGTGGTAGCGTATGTGTAATTGCAAGATACTATGTTGTGCATGTAAGCTACACTGTAATACATGGAGTGATAATGCCTTATAGCAAAAAACAAATGAAGATAGCAAGAATGGCACCACCACGTAATAAGATAACAGGTGCAGATTTTTCTATGTTAAAACAAAAGAAGAAAAAAAATGGCAAAAAAAAGTAAACCGATCTGGGATAAACCAAGACCAAAAGGTTTAGGTAAACCTAAAAAACTTACACCTGCACAAAAAGCTAAAGCAAAAGCTAGAGCTGCAGCTAATGGTCGTAAGTATCCTAATATGGTTGACAACATCTGGGCTTCACAGAGGTAATTTACGAAAGTTTCTTGTCCCAAGTGTGACAAACCATTGAAAGTTTCAATGGATAATTTTAATTTAAACTGCACAAATACTAAATGCAAGGACTATAATAAGAAGAAATGAAATTACAGGTCGTACGCACACAGTTTGGATTAGACGCAACTAACGGTCTATTGTTTATAGACGGTAAGTTTGAATGCTTTACACTAGAAGATCAATATCAAGCTGTAAAAGTAGCTGCAGAGACAGCAATACCAGAAGGTACATACAAAATTACATTAAGAACTGTTGGTGGATTCCATACTAAATACAGCACCAGGTACTCTTTTCATAAAGGTATGTTGTGGATAAGAGACGTGCCTGGATTTGAGTACATACTTATACACACTGGAAATACTGATGAACATACTGCAGGTTGTCTACTTGTAGGAGAAACACAACAAGATTTAGATAAAGGCAAAGACGGTTTTATTGGTGGATCTGGTGACGCATATAAAAAAATGTACATGAAGGTATTACCAAAGCTACTTAGTGGTGAAGAAGTTACAATAGAATACTCACAGATAAATTTAGATGGTGCTGCCGCACCGCAACAAAGTTCTGATAAGGATATGCTTAGTGCTATACACGAAAAAGTGACACGCATTGACGCTAAACTTAGAGGAAAACCAATAATATAGACTGGAGATAATATGAGTGACGAACTCAAAGCACTTATTGAAAAAGTTGTTTGGACATTTGTAGAAGCATTTGGTTCTGCTTTACTTGTTGGTCCTGCAATGAACTTAGATATTACAGCTATCCAAGCTGCAGCAATCGCAGGTGGTGGATCAGTAATAGTTGTACTAAAAGAGTATGCAAAAAAACAACTCGCAGGTAAGTAAACTTACTGCAACCCAACAGGACGTAGCACACAACGAAACTAAAGATACACCTAATCACCCTAACGGTTGGGAACCTGGTGTAGAATTTAATTACAAAACTAAGACAGGCACAATAACTACAAGAGCTATGGACAATGCTAGTCCAGAGTTCAATGACCTTCTTAGATCGTGGGGATTCGATCCTGATAAGTATTCAATTTTAAATGACACTATACGTGTCAGCACGTGGGATATGAATATGGGAAAAGGAGACGTGCAACAAGCATGGGCATATAAAGCACAGATAGTTTATAAAGAACATGCACTAGACAAAGAAGATTATGATCGTATATCTAAATGGATACAGACATACAAGCGTAAAGCTAAACCTAAAGTAACAAAACCTAAAGCTAGTTTCTTTGTTGCTATATCTGATTTACAGTTAGGCAAGCGTGATGGCGGTGGTACTGAAGCTATAGTTAAAAGATTTTTAGAAAAGATAGATACAGTACGTGATCGTTATAACTTCTTACGCAAAGCAGGAGTGCAGCTAGATCAATTAACAGTTGTAGGACTTGGTGATATAGTTGAAGGTTGCGTAGGTTTTTATCCACAAGCAATGGGACCTAATGGTGTAGAGCTTGATTATCGTAATCAAATGAAGTTAGCTAGGAGACTTATTGCAAAAGCATTAGTTGAATGGTCAAGAGACTTTGATGTTGTAGTTGTAGGTGCAGTTCCAGGAAATCATGGAACCAAAAGAATTGCAAAAAATATAGCACCAACAGGTGAGATGGACAACTATGACATAGAAGTGTTTGAACAGATAGCAGAGATATTTGCAGACAAACCACAATACAAACACATAAAGTTTGTTATACCTGACGAACCACATTTATCACTAAATGTATGCGGTACAAACATGTCCTTTACTCATGGACATCTTGCAGGATATAGTGGCACAGTAGAAAACAAGCTGATGAACTGGTGGAAGAATCAAACATTCGGTGGCTTCCATGCAGGATCCAGTGACATTCTTGTTACAGGTCACTACCATCATCACCGTGAATTGCATGATGGACGTACCTGGATACAAGTACCTAGCTTAGATGAATCAACATGGTTTGAACAGCAAGCAGGTAAGAAAACTAAACAAGGTGTAATGACTATGGTTGTAGATAAAAATGGTCATAACAACAAGGAGATAGTATGAATTGGTATTGTCATTTTTGTGGCTACGATAGTGAAGAAGAAGATGACAGTTTATGTGAATGTCGTTGTCACATTATAGGTAGACCTATCCAATAATCTGTTATACTTTTAGTAGTATAAGAGCAGCTTAATCATGTACTATGATTCAAGTAATTCTTATCTTTCATAAGCAAAGCGGACTCACAGGTCCGCTTTACTTTTAATTGGGAAGGAGTTGTCTTTCGTTATGACACGTAAGATAACTATCTCCACAGATTACTGCATGCTATAATAATTGTCAAGTCAATTCATTGGTCAGAGGTTTCCTCCTTTACTCTGATCCTTGACACCAGGTCAGTTTACTTCGATCTGGTGTTTTTTACAAAAATCTTTACGATTCTATAAATTTGTTCTATACTTATATTGGGAGGTAGTAATGACTGCAATTAATACTACGTTTGACGATAACTTTATGTTGTCTGAATTAAAGCAATCAGTTGGTGAAACTGGTAGAGGATTCGTTGTTATATACAAAAGCAATCCTAAATATATAGACAGCATTAGTGAGTTAAGAGATTGGTTACATAAGAATGGTTTATATATACATTCTTTTGAGAACTATAACAATGTAATACACTACGTATTTGTACGCTCTGAACGTGGCGGCGATTAAATTATGAATATATTTACAAGTCAAAAGGAGATGAAGAAGTGGGCGGTAGCTATGGCTAACGCATGCGGTGGACAAGAAGTGTCACAGACATCTATTAAACTAAATAAAATAAATCCTAAAAAGGTTCAAGAACTTACAGAAAAGTTTGTTAATGATTACAACGAAATGATGTATTCATCTATGGCACTAGACGACAAGGAAGAAGAATGAGCGCACCAAGTCCTATGGACAGAGATGTAAAAGTTATGTTTACTGACAACAGTACACGTGATTACATAATTAAAGCTAGCAATATAAAAGAAGCAGAAGAAGTATTTGATTTAATATTTAAGCACATGGAAGAAAGTGTAAATGATTTACTTAAACAATATAGTGTTGGTAAAAAAACTAAAGTATGGGTAGAATAT